ATGGCTGGTGGTCTTAATAAACTGACTGATAGAAAGCTAAAAGCTATTCATGGAGTAGCCTGTCAGAAGCCCTATAAACTCTCTGACGGGGCTGGTTTACTTATCCGCGTGTCAGCAAAGGGATCGATTAGCTGGGCTTTTAAATACCGCTTAGGCGGTCGAGAAAGTGAAGCGATCATCCTTACACTAGGTAAATATCCAGATATGGGACTTAAACAAGCCAGAGACTCCCGCGATAAATGCCGTAATTGGCTCGCCGATGGTAAAGATCCCCGCTTGCAGCTCAATCTCACTATGGAAGAAAGCCTTAAACCAGTGACAGTTCAAGAGGCGATTGAATACTGGATAAGGGAGTACGCCGAAGATAACAGGGCGAATGTCGAGAGGCATAAAGCTGAGCTAAGGAAACACATATACCCTTACATCGGCAAAATGGCCTTATCAGACTGTGAGACTCGGTACTGGCTAGGCTGTTTTGACAGAATGAAGAAGCAGACCCCTGTAGCTGCTGGTTATGTGTTCCAAATGTGCAAGCAAGCCTTAAAATTTTGTCGCGTTCGCCGGTATGCCGTTAGCTTGGCTCTTGAAGATTTGTCCATCCCTGATGTTGGTAAAAAACAGGCGAAAAGGGATAGGGTACTTAGCGATAAAGAAGCCGGTGATCTCTGGTCGGCCATAATCGACGGTACCCGCTTCATGCCCTACTATACCAATCTTCTCAAGGTCGCTATGGTCTTCGGTTGTAGAACGCAGGAAATTAGGCTCTCAGAGTTGAATGAGTGGGATATGGGCGCTTGGGTGTGGACCGTACCGAAAGCGCACAGTAAGGGTGGAGAGAAAATCATTCGCCCTGTTCCTGAAGCCATGAGGCCTTTTATCCAAAAATTGCATGAAGAGAATAAATCAACAGGCTTATTTCTTGGGGAGCTAAAAGGGAGTGAGGCGGTTAGCCAGTGGGGGAGGACGCTCTATAAGAGATTTGACCATGCTGAGCCTTGGACTCTACACGATCTACGGCGCACCCTAGCAACACACCTCAATAACATGGGGATTGCTCCACACGTGGTAGAGCAATTGCTGGGTCACTCAATGCCAGGTGTTATGGCAATCTATAACCGAAGTGTATATCTACCAGAAAAACTCGATGCCCTTAATAAATGGTGTGATCGACTTAATATTATTGGAGATAATAATTCAAAAGTGATTTTGTTTAAGGGATGTCAAAATGAATAAGTATTCTAATCAAATAGATGAAGTGGCTATTACATTATACGATTCAGGACTCTTGCCCGATTATAAAAAAAAGATACAGGATCAAGATAAGAACTCGCTATATTCTATGGGATGCATATTAGATTCTCGTGATTGGGGAGAGCAAATATCAGTCAGAGAAGTAATGTATAAAATGCTTACTGATAAGCGAATGGAGATGGCTTGGCCTGCTCTAACAAAGAGAGCAAGCGAGTGCCCGATAAGGTCATTATTCTATATGGCTCTGTGCATCGAAATATCTGAAATATACCCAGGCCCTGACGACTGGAGTTTACTGACACCCAATGAAAAAAAGAGAAAGTTGGATAAAATTAGTAAGCTTGCATTATCTTTATGTCAAGAGATAGCTAATACACCTCTCGATAGTAATGTAATGGAATATGCTAATCATAAAATGTATTTTGATAATTTTAAACAACGCTGTATGAGCAATAAGTATAGGGAAAAAATTGATTTTAGTTTGAGTGCTTTTTGTAAGTTAGAAGGCAACTTTTATATTAAAAAGCAAGAAAATTTAGAAAATGCTGTAGCTAACTCTTGGGCTGATATTGGCGTAATGGGGCCTAGTGTTAGCTCGTTGCTTCAAGATATATATTCAAAAGCAAAAAACTCTAATTATGAGTCAGTGATAAAAAGAAAGAGTCAAGTTCGAAGATCTTATTTTATAAGGAAATTATCGGCCTTCTTCCAAGAATATTTTGATACACCACTCCACAGTATCACTGCTGCCATTTGTTCTGTATTTCTCGATGAAGATATATCGATAGAGGAAGTCCGTTCTACGATTAGATGACATTGGCGTAAAATAAGGTGTCAGACTGCGTTTTACGCCAATGGTGGTTTTCAACATAAAAAAGCTGAAATATCGCCAATTACATACATCTTAAACATGATTAATAATAACTCCACAAAACACAGAAACAGTGGAGTTATTATGAGTAAGCACCAATACAATCACCCAACCCCTGAACAACGTAGAACAATTCTCGAAGAATATGGCTTCAAATATGATCGCCGTATTCGTGAGGAGGAGTGCTATGAAATCACTAGCGTCTCACGGTCAGCTCGTTTCAACATGGAAAATGAGGGGCGCTTCCCTAATCGTTGCCACTTTGGTCGAAACAGTTGTGCCTGGCTTCTTTCTGAAGTTCTCTGGTGGGTTAGAAATCCTCCCGTAGTTGAGAACGTAAACAACCCGCACAGCCGAAAGCCCACTTAACACAGGAACACTGCAATTAAACGCAAAATATTATTTATCACCAATGAGATCGATTTTGCGGGAACTTGCATAACTAATCTTGCAGTATCTGGGTTGCTGTCGCGGCGGCTCTAAATAACTCAATTCGGGGCTTTAAATATGACTATTAATAAAATGACCTTAATCGGTCAGGGGCGTCCTTACGCCCAAAATCAAGAAGTGACTATGAGCAGCTTAGATATGGTTTCGTATATAAATAGCGATCGCCAATCCAAAGCAACTGAAGAAGGTCTTGAGTTCCCTTGCAAAAAATACCGCAAGCTAGAGCACCGTAGCTTTATGAGTAAAGTTACAAAGGTCTTGGGGGATGCAGCTGCAAAATATTTTGCAACTGATACATACGTCAATGGAACCGGCGGTAAGGTTAAGCGTGAAATATATAACTTCCCTAAGCGTGAAGCCTGTCTTATGGCCATGAGTTATAGCTATGAATTACAGGCCGCTATCTATGACTACATGGAAGAGCTGGACCGTCAAAGGGGGGGATACCTTTCCCATACTATCAGCGAACTGCAGCAAATCGTTACGGCTGCAAGAAAGCACTCAGATGAGGACTCTAGCGATGCAGGTCGTCGATTGAGAAAGAGACAGGACGATTTACCACTGCTTAATAAGGCTGAGTATCTGGTAGAGAGTCTTGGGCAATTGAAGCTGAGTTTTGGGAAGGAGTCTGGCGATGATAAGTAAAACTACAGCGGCTTTGCAGAGCCGCCCTAGCATCGTAACAGAAGAACGGTGTAAAGATACCATACTGATCAGCCTGGTCAACCAATCACCCGCGAAAAATTGTGGGTTGCAGGTCAGCAATACTGACTCACAAATCTTGAGAGTTACCGTGGGTAACGCACAAACAGGGCTGGATAGTTATTCCTCAGATGATTTCTTAGCGAGCTTACGTTGTCTGCGCTGGATCTCCCCACGTAGTGCTGCAACTATGAATTGCGCTGTGCTCTCTGATTCCTCTTTCACTTCTTCCATTTTATCAATTACATCATGTGGAACCCGAGAGGCTATTTGTGTTGATTTATTATTGGTTCTACCCGTTGCCATGCTTAATCCTCCATTAATTAGGTGGTTAGCACTATACACGAAAAAAAGAATAAAAAAACTATTGAGGTGGTTAGCACCTTTGTGTAAGGTGGTTAGCACCTTGAGTATATCAAGGGATGTAAAAGACAACGCCCCAGACTGTGGGAGCAGTACTGAGGCGTCTAACCACAATCAGTTATACGAGGTAACAGATATGGCTGTAATACAGCATACCCAAACTCACCCCAAATTTACATGGCGTTTTATGGCTTTAAGCGCTGATGGTCTTGATATTGTTCACATTGAAGCGGGAACGGAAGAAGAAGCCCGCGCGTTATCCCCTGCTGGCCATGTGATCATTTTCGCTGGGCGTTTTAATGAGGGAGTTCGTCATGGATAAGTTAACTGCTTTAGACATCAGTGATGAATTCCGTTCTCTCAGCGTTCTCCTTTGTGCAGTAAAGGAAATGGATTACCGAAAAGAGGATGAAAGTACAGTGGCACTAGAAATCATCGACGCTGTTCTGCTGCGTTGTCGTAATCTCCATCAAAAACTTGAATGTCAGGGGGTGAGCCGTGACTGATATTTATAACGCAATCGCCACTAATGCTTACCACTTATCTAATGAGCATGACGAAACCCTGATGAAGCACAGAGACTGTTTCGATGATGCAGAGATCGCAGTCACTAGCGCTTTAAAGCTGATCGGTAATCTCATTCTGGAAGCTGAGCAAAGCGATTGTTATTCCAATGAGGAATCACGCCGTGATCTCAGTGAGGTTGGTCGAGTATTGCGAAGCCTACCCCGCTTAGCCCAAGCCTTAAATTTCAATGCTAGAGAGATTGATTTCGAACTTAAACGCCGTAAAGGAGTTAGCCAATGATAAGCAACGTTAAATTTAATGAGTTGGCTAATAAGGTCGTGGTAATGGAAGGCCGTATAGCTGAACTGGAAGTTATCGTCCGTTCATTGAGTGATCGTGATGGTGGGAATATCCCTGCGGGCATGACTCCACTGACTACCTTAGCGGCTGAGTTCGGTATCTCTACCAAGAAAGGGGAAGAGCTGGCAAAAAATAGCGGTGTGTTGCTGGTTAAGCAGAAGTCAGGGGGTTATATCGTACCTGATGAGAAATTCAGGGAGGCTGCAAGGCTGGTATTACGTTCTGCTAAACGAAAGATAGGATCCGCGTATTGGTACCATCCATTACTAGGTAAGTTTCAAATGAGTGGAGGGCTACCGAAGTGAAACCACAATTAACCACTATTGAGACTGTCTCAGATCAATTATTTGCCTGTGTGTATAACTGGTCTCATGGTCGCCCTTACACGAAGAGCGATATTGATAAAGCCCTGCTGGCACATAGGGATTCAACCACGCGTTACGGTCGCCTAGCAGCTCGACTGAAAGAGATTGGCGAGAAGACTTACGAGCAGCTTTGTGATGAAGGGTACGTAAATACTGACGCTGATAAGGCTATCGCTTTCCGTCGTGAGGAGCTGGAATCTCTGGCGGGTCGAGAAGAGCTTAAATCATGGCTAACGGACGTTAATCGTATTGCGCGTTTATTTCCCGAAGGGGCTATCACTACGAAAAAAACTAAATTACCGTTATCTCGTGGCTCAGACGGTTTTAACGTGCGGCAGAGTTATATCATCAAGCACTTTTTACCGGCGCAGTCATTCTGCGGTATCTATGGACCAAGCGGCTCTTACAAAAGTTTCTTAGCGGTGTCTTGGGCTTGTCATATTGCTAGTGGCCAAGCATGGGCAGATAAGAAAGTCACCCACAGCTCGGTACTGTATGTCGTGGGGGAAGGTGGTGTAGGTGTCCCGCGCAGAATTAGAGCCTGGGAACAGGCTACTGGTAGAACGGCGGATAATCTCTGGCTAGTCAATCGCCCGGTATTTCCGGTAAGACCGTCAGAAGTTGATGAGGTATTGCTAGCAGTAAAAGAGGTCGAGGAAAAAAGCGGGATCCCCGTTGGGCTGGTGGTGATTGATACGCTAGCGCGATGCTTTGGCGGTAATGACGAGAACGATGCGCGTGATATGGGGGCATTTATCGAAGGGTGCGACACTATCAAGCAGAAAACAGGCGCTACTGTGCTGGTGGTCCATCACTCAGGTAAAGACGAAGCGAAAGGCGCTAGGGGATCTAGTTCATTACGGGCGGCGCTTGATGTTGAGTTTAACGTTAAGCGTGAAGGAGAAGGTAAAGCACTCATCCTGTCATGCACCAAGATGAAGGATGCAGAAGAGCCGGAGCGTAAAGCCTATGACCTCAGAACCGCCGAACTGTATGAAGACGAAGACGGGGAAATGGTGTGCTCTCTGGTGGTATACGACAAGCCCCGTGAACCTAACGAGGTTGAGGCTGAACTAGCCAGTGTCTCTCGACTGACTGACAATCACCAAGCATTATGGCAAGCAGTGAGAAGTCGGACAGCTAAGGGTGATCCGTGCACTATTCCTGTCATTAAAGACGACTTGAAAGCCACGTTAGGTATCGAGAAGGTCAGGAAGTCTTTTCACCGATGGCTGGATAAGTTGGAGAGTGAAAACATTATCCGTGTTGAAGGAGAATATCTTACACCTCTAGTGCAACACGCGCGGCACTAAACGCGGCAAGTGCGGCAATTTGTGTGATTTATGTACTATTGCCGCACTTAGCCTGTATATATGCGAGCTAAGTGCGGCACATTAAATAAAGTCAGTGATACCAAGGGCTACAGCGATATTCGTAAAAACAAAGTGCGGCACCCCGCGCGCGCTTTCTTCGCGCGGCAGTAAGTGCGGCAAGCGCGGCACTCAACAGAGCAATTATTTTTACTCAGTAAACCAACAGAAGGTATTAAACATGAAAAGAGTTGAAGAATTAAAAAACCGTTTAGAGTGGCTAGAGTCCGCAATCTTGGAACAAGAAGGTTCGGCCGGTATCTACGCAAAGGATGGGAAAGTAAGCAAGCAGCTAGAAGAACTAAAAGTATACGTTAAGACGGAGATCGACAGACTGTCTGAAAGTGAAATGACCGAAGAAGAACAGGCTCATGTTCTACCGGCGTTAAACGATGCTTGGGCTACCGATATTCACGATATGGAGCCCAATGAAGAATTACTGAATAAAGTTTATAACACCCAATCAACGGTTTCTTACTGGATCAGCAATTACCAGCAATCAGATGAAGGCGCTTTATTGTAGTTCGAGTTAATAATATTGATGCTTTATCAGATAAAGATGTAATTATCGTTGCCTAAATAATTACATCTTTTTTTATCGATTATTTAGATAGATACGAAAATAACGCTGATGCACCAGCACCAACAACACCAGATACAGTAGAGTTATTTAGCAACTTGTTTAGCAATGATTTAGCTTCAGGATCATCAGATTTTGAAATTTTCTCAACCAATTCTTGTAACGTGATATTCACAACAAGATTATTGCTTTCACCTACCTGAACTTGTTGACCAGACACAGATTGGATATTAAATGTTGTGGTGGATGGCTGATTTTTATAGGCACTGGAGCTTTTATTTTCTACGTACAAAGTTAAAAGATGTGGATGGATAGTGCCGACACCTAGTGTCCCATCTTCAACCTCCTCCAAATCAGTGACAGTGAGGCTTATCTCCCCTCCTCCAGTTTTATATAAGATACTATCGCCAATCCGAATTTTAGGTATCAATGTGTAAGGCACGAGCACAGTTCCCTTCGCTGTATTCCTAGAACCATGCATTTCTTTTCCATCGATGATAAAAATTTGAGGGTAAGCATTAATACTGTTTCTAAGACTCATAAATCACCTTAACTTTTCATATTAGAGATAAAAAATATATCAGATTTGTAAATATATTGTACTCATGTTTACCCATGTTTACCCCTTGATTTAGAGGGGGTTTTCTTTATTTGAAATGTGTATATTTTTAAGAGTGGCACTCAGACGTGAGCCGCCACTGCCCGCTTGTTTTTGCCCCTGTCAGACGGATCCTTCCAAGCGGGCACCCCTCCAGAGCTGGTTTCACGTCTTCACGTTACTATTACGGAAACCACATCAATGAAGAAACTTTTAGAATTACGCCAGAAGAAAGCCGATCTCACTTCCCAAATGCGTTCGATGCTGGATAAATCAGAACAAGAGAAACGCAGTCTTTCCGAAGATGAAGCAAAACAGTTTGATGCTATCAAAACGCAAGTAGACAGCCTTAATGCTGAAATTAAACGTTTCGAGGATTTAGCCGATCAGGAACGTCAAGCACCGGGACAACCAGCTAGCCAAGACGAGCGTAGTAAAAATACTAACGCAGAATTACGTTCTTATATTTTGACTGGCGAAACCCGCGGACTCTCAACGGCAACAGGTACTGATGGTGGTTACACGGTGATCCCTGAGTTGGACACTGAGGTAATGCGCCAGCTACAAGATGATAGCGTCATGCGTCAATTAGCTACGGTAAAAACTACCAAGACCAACGAATATCAGAAACTGGTCTCTGTCGGCGGTGCTACGGTGAATCGTGGTACCGAAGGTGAAACCCGGACAGAAACCAGTACGCCTAAGCTGGAAGAGGTTAGCATTAAGCTCTTCCCAATCTATGCCTACCCTCGAACGACTCAAGAGATCCTCGACTTCTCAGAAGTGGATATTTTGGGCTGGCTGACCTCTGAAATTGCCGACACGTTCACTAATACCGAAGAAGATGACTTTGTTAATGGTGATGGCACCAAAAAAGCTAAAGGCTTCCTCACTTACCCTCGCGCGGAAACTGGGGATAAAACTCGCCCATTCGGTACGCTAGAGAAAGTCGTAACTTCCGGCGTTACTGCTGATGGTCTGATCGACATTCTGTACAAGCTAAAGTCGAAGTATCGTAAAAATTCATCGTGGGCAATGAACTCCAATACTGGCGCTATTTTACAGAAACTCAAAAACGGCAATGGTGATTATATCTGGCGTGACGGTCTAGTGGCGGGATCACCAAATACCCTATTAGGCCTTCCGGTCAAATTCGTTGAGACAATGCCTGACGCAGAGGCTGGCAAAGCATTTCTGGCCGTAGGTGATTTCAAGCGCGGCTATTTCATTGTCGATCACACTACCGGTGTGCGTACCAAACCAGACAATATCACAGAGCCTGGTTTCTATAAGGTTCACACTGATAAGTATCTGGGCGGGGGTGTCGTGGACTCCAATGCTATCAAGGTTCTTGAGATGGCAGCAGCATCTTAATTCAGTTAGGGGCTTCGGCCCCTTTTTGGTCTTTAAGGAGTCCACATTGAAAAAGAATGATTTTGAGATCCGCACCTCTGAGATAACCACCAGCGAACGTAAGTTGATTGGCTATGTTGTGCGTTGGAATAGTAAGTCAGAAGTGATCTGGGATGAATTTATCGAGCAATTCTCGCCTGGCGCTTTTGCTAATAGTCTTGCTGGTGGCGCAGATGTCCGAGCTCTATTCGAGCACAACCCGACTCAGCTATTAGGCAGAACCAAATCAGGCACACTGGTTCTAGCTGAAGATGATATAGGGCTACGCTTTGAACTCTCGCCACCGGATACACAGCTCGGCAATGACGTTCTAAAGCAAGTTGAGCGCGGCGATTTATCAGGCATGAGCTTTGGTTTCCGCGCGTTAAAAGATACCTGGGATATTAGTCAGGCACCTTACTTACGCACTGTCAGTCAGGCAGACCTTAGCGAAATTACGGTAACTAGCTTACCAGCTTATCCCGAAAGCGGTGTAGCGATTGCACAGCGCTCGTTATTTGCTCAGCATCCGCAATTAAACCAGTTAAAGGCTGATAATCGCCGTTACTGGGCTGATCTCGCGGGGTTGTGATATGTGGCCATTTAAACGCCGAGCTTCTGAACAACGTAGCATGACGATAGACGATTTCCTCGCATTGTCAGGTATACATAATACGGGATCTGGTGAATACGTTTCATCCGGTACCGCAGAATCATTGCCGGCAGTATTGAACGCGATCACCGTTATAGCGGAAGCAGTGGCCACAATGCCCTGCTACCTCTACAAGCTGCGTCACATTAACGGAAAAGAAACCCGAGAGTGGTTAAGTAGCCATCCGGTTGATTATCTTCTCAATGAAAACCCAAACGATAACCAAACTCCTTACCAGTTTAAGCGCACGATGATGCGCCATTGCTTATTGAATGGTAATGCCTACGCGGTGATCACTTGGGACAATGAGGGGCAACCCCAGAGCATACGAGCCTATCCTTCCGGGGCGGTCGTCCCTCGGCGTATTTCTGAGCATCGTTATAATTACACTATCACTGAGCCATTCACCGGAGCCGTAAGAACCTACCTTCAGGAAGAAATATTGCACCTTCGCTACTCCACTGATGATGGTTTTATGGGTAAGTCGCCGATCACTATTTGCCGTGAAACGTTAGGGCTCGGTTTAGCACAGCAGCGCCACGGTGCCAGCGTGATGAAAAATGGCTTAATGGCGTCCTCAGTGATTAAAACGCCTGATTGGTTCGATAGTGTCAAAGGGCAAAAGGCTCTCGAGTCTCTTGAGCGTTACAAAGGCGCTAGGAATGCAGGTAAAACGCCTATCCTTGAGGGGGGCATGACATTTGAGCAATACGGTATGAGCAATCAGGATGCCGAGTGGCTCGCCTCCCGACGGTTCACGATTGAAGATATTGCCCGCATGTTTAATGTCTCGCCTATCTTCCTGCAGGACTACTCAAACAGCACCTACAGTAACTTTAGTGAGGCCAGTCGTGCCTTTCTCACAATGACCATGCGCCCTTGGCTGGCAAATTTCGAACAACAGATTAAGTCGGCACTGGTTATGGCGCCACCGTCACCTGGCACCCGCTATCAGGTCGAATTCGATTCCTCAGACTTACTCCGAGCAACTCCGGCTGACCGCTATTCAGTTTACGAAAAAGGTATCAAGAACGGCATTCTAAGCCCGAATGATGCGCGAGCAACTGAAGGGTTGCCACCTCGTGAAGGCGGTGATGAATTCAGCCAGGCATGGAAGCAAGAAGTAAAAATCAGCAATAACGGGAGTGATGATAAATGATACCCGGACGCATGAATCGACGCATAACTATCCAGCGATTTACTGAAACTCAAAACCCAATGACGGGATCAATTAGCAAGCAGTGGACTGATCTCTCTACGGTGTGGGCTGATATTAGCTTTATTTCAGGGCGTGAGCTCATTGCCGCCCAAACAGAACAAAGTGAAGTCACTGTGAGGTTTTGGATTCGCTACCAGAAAGGGCTCACGACTGAAGACAGGATCCTCTACCAAGAGCCGGGCGTTTCAGCGTTGGTGTATGACATTACTTCAATCATCCCAGACGGAAAGCGTACACGGTTAGAGATATTGAGCAAAGGCGGGGTAAACGATGGCTGAGTTAATTACGCTTGATGAGGCAAAGCTACATTGCCGTATTGATTCCAGTGAAGATGATCCGCTGATTACGGTTTACATCGCCGCCTCGCTTGAGGCGTGTAGTAAGCACATAGGTAAAGCGATTGGTGATGAAGCCGGACAGCAACCCTTCACGCCGGGCATTAAAGCCGGTTGCCTGATGTTTATCTCAATGCTCTATGAGTATCGCACATCAATCAGTGATGTTGAGGCTAAGCGCGTTCCTTTTGCTATTGAATCGCTATGGTCCGTCTACCGTGACTTAGGGGTGATGTGATGCCGTGGAAACCATTAAGTCGATGCACAGAGCCTGGCTGCAATAAGCGTGTTACATCCGGTAAGTGTGAAGAGCATCAGCGTGTGTACTGGCGGGCAGAAGACAAGCGGCGTGGTAACAGGCGCGAGCGTGGCTATACCAATGCTTGGGATAAGTATCGACTCCAGTATCTGAAAGCACACCCTCTCTGTGTTGAGTGCCAGCAACAGGGGTTACTCATTCCAGCCAAGATAGTGGACCATATCATCCCCATCAGTGGTGGTGATGATGTCCTGTTCTGGCCTGAGTGGAACCATCAACCGCTATGCCAAACTCACCATAACCAGAAGACAGTGAAGCAAGACCCTATCACCAAGGCTCGCCGCGAAGCTGGTGAGTTTCGTGAGCTGGAGATTAAAGCCGTAAGAGGAGTCGTGTTCTATGAGTGAACAAGAAACCTTGCAGCTATACGGATCACTGACTCGCAGCCGTGAAGCTTTCATGTCAGGCCGCAACAGAGTGACTGAGAGTAACTCTGTGCGGCGCAAGAGCCAGCGTGACCGAGAGCTCAACGAGTGCTTTCGCAACCGCTGACAGGCCGCACAACACGGGTGGGGGGAGTTTTCAGGACAAAAGGCCGTTCGCCAGTCACCGCGCCCCCCATCAGATTTTTACGCGCGGTGATTTTTTGGGAAATAAGCCGCGTGGAAGGAAAAAAATTTTATGGCCAGACCGCCAAAGCCGCCGAGCTATCTTGATGAGCTGGCGGCTCAACAATGGAAACAAAAAGCAAAGCAGCTTTCCGAGCGTGGGGATCTGACTCCCGCCGATTGGAACAATCTCGAATTGTATTGTGTAAATTATTCGATGTACCGCAAAGCGGTTGCAGACCTTGCCACTCGTGGGTTTAGCATTATCAACAGTCAGGGCGGTGAGAGTCGAAACCCAGCGTTAAGCGCTAAAGCTGACGCAGAAAAAATCATGATAAAAATGTCCTCACTCCTTGGTTTTGATCCTGTTAGCCGCCGTAAAAATCCGGTTGAAACTGAAGAGGAAGACGACCTTGACCGTCTGGGATAACTACGCAAACGCGATAAAATCGGGTGAAATTCCCGCCTGTACGCGTGTAAAACAAGCCGTTGAACGCTACTTTTCAGACCTGAACAACCCTCTTTATGAGTTTGATCAGGCCACAGTAGAGCGATTTATTAGCTTTTCTCTTCTTTGTCCGCACGTTAAAGGGCCGCTAAGAGGCCAGCCAATCGTCTTGGAACCGTGGCAGCAATTCGCCTTTGCGTGCCTTCTTGGTTTCAAGGTGATCGCTACAGGGCGAAGAAAGTACAGTAGTGCCTTTATTGAAGTGCCGCGTAAGAATGCAAAGTCCACTGTGGCCGCAATGCTAGCTAATTGGTTTCTTGTCATGGAGCCGGGGCAACAAGATATTTACACCGCCGCAGTGAGCCGTGATCAGGCCCGTATCGTGTTCGATGATGCGCGGCAAATGTGCCTACTCTCAAAGCCGCTAAAAAAACGTCTTAACGTCATGCAGCACCGCATGATTTACCCAAAGTCTAACAGCATACTGAAACCCTTAGCGGCTAAAGCGGCAACCATTGAAGGGACCAACCCAAGCCTCGCAATTGTCGATGAGTATCACCTTCACCCTGATAACAGCGTTTACTCAGCGCTAGAACTCGGGATGGGTGCCCGCCCTGAGGCCATATTATTTGCAATCACCACGGCCGGCAGCAACGTAGTCTCAGCTTGTAAGCAACATTACGACTATTGTTGCCAGATCCTCGCGGGGGAAGAAGTGAATGAATCGCTATTCATTCTAATTTATGAGCTTGATGATGAGAGCGAGATAGACCAGCCAGAGCTATGGATCAAAGCCAACCCAAACCTCAATGTTTCCGTTGATGAAGCTAAATTAGACTCGACCATCCAAAAAGCCCGCGGCATCCCTTCCCAATGGGTAGAGATGATGACAAAGCGTTTTAATATTTGGTGTCAGGGTTCAACACCTTGGATGGGTGCCGGTGCCTGGGAGCGATGCGCAGATAGTTACGAGGAACGGGACTTATACGGCAAAGAGTGTTATGCGGGGCTTGATCTATCATCGACTGGCGATATTACTAGCGTGTGTTATGCCTTTCCATACGGCGACGAAATAAGATTAGTCACTCGTCATTATCTGCCTGAATTCCAACTACAGAACGTAGCCAATAAAAACCGCGCAATCTATCGCCAGTGGGTGCAAGCGGGATGGATTAGGACAACACCAGGGGATTGTATTGACTACGATCGCATCCGAGACGACATAATCGAAGATGCTAACGCCTTCTCAATAAAACTGGTGGGCTTTGATATATGGAACGCCACGCACCTTAGGACTCAACTTCAAGGCGCTGGGCTCGATGTTGAGCCATTTCCTCAAACCTACATGAAATTTAGCCCTGTATCGAAATCTTTCGAGGTCTTCGTTAACCGCAAAGTTATCCGGCATAACGGGGACCCGGTCCTAGCATGGGCGATTAGTAACGTAGTGATGGAGTCCGATGCCAATGCCAACATTAAGCCTAATAAGAAAAAGTCAGCCAATAAGATAGACCCAGTGATCGCGTCATTGATGGCCTTCGGCACTTGGCAGGCAGAGCACGAGGAATTTAGTTTCGATATGGGTGGCCAACATAAAGAAAGGCTCCGCAATTTTACAGGCGTCTGAATCATCTAACGCCATATCTGGCGTTTGAATAACGGAAACTTGCCGCACTTAGTGCCGCGCGAAGAAAGCGCGCGCGGGGTGCCGCACTTTGTTTTTACGAATATCGCTGTAACCCTTGGTATTACTGGCTTTGTTTAATGTGCCGCACTTAGCTCGCATATATACAGGCTAAGTGCGGCATCCGCATAAAATTCACACAAACTGCCGCATATAGCGCGTTTAGTGCCACATTTAATAGAGGTTCTATGAAATCGAATAAAGCTATTAATGACACATTATCAGCAATGGTTCTTGCTGGTGGTGAGCCGATGAATGGACAACAACGGCTTATGGTCCGTAATGGTGTAGCCCAAGGAGATGCAGATAGGAAGAGGTTCTTAAGGAGTGTACACAGTAAGGGGCAGTTTGAATGGAAAAAACCACAGCCTAAACGATAA